CCAAGCCCCTGCGCCGGAACATCCCCCGACTGGCTTAAATCAGCGAAAATAGGGCAACCACAAAGGGACACCCATGTCATTTGCCCCATCAATCAGCCTCAACGACACGACTGAGCCATTTGAACTTCAAGTGGCGAGGGGTCAGATTGAGCGTCACAGTGTGGTCAACATATTTGGCTTTAATACAGCGGTCGGCACGAGCTTTGTCACGCCGTGGGAAGTTGCCGCCGATTATGTGGTGCCGGCATCGGCGTCTACCATGACAATGGTCAGCACCTCCGCATCAGACACCGCTGTGTCCGTGCTGATACAGGGCTTGGATTCTGATTACAACCAGATTCAAGAGGTGCTGGTGACAAACGGCACAACTGGCGTGACCACGACAAAATCCTACCTGCGCATCAACAAGATGATTCAGGTCATGGGTATCGCTGTTGGAAACATCACTTTGAGCGTGGGCGCTACGGTTTACGGCCAGATTACCGCAGGTGTCGGCACCAGCCAGATGGCGCAGTACACGGTCCCAAATAACTGTTCCTTTTACCTTCACCGAATTAGCGGGTGGTCGGCCACCGCCACGGGGGCTAGCAAGTACTTGACATTCCGAAACCACACCGAACAAGACGGTGGAAATGTTACTGTCTTCGATGTGGCCCAAGCCACGTTCACAAATACGTTTGAGGTTATTCGGCAGTTGCCGTTTAAGTACGAACAAAGAACAACGATTAAATTGCAGGCCAAATCAAGTTCTGGCAGCAATGAGGTTTCTTTGGCGGCAGAAGGTATTTTAATTTTTAACACGGGGTTCTGACATGAAATTCACCAAAGCAGCGGCCAAGATCGCCAAGGTAATGGGCGAGTACAAGGACAAGAAACTCAAGTCCAGCAGCGGCCAGAAGGTCAAGAGCCGTGACCAAGCAATCGCCATCGCACTGAGCGAAGCCAAACGAATGAAGAAAAAATGAAAAAACAAGATTTGAAAAAAGCGGTCAAGGAAATCTTGACGCGAGACGATGACATGCTGGACCCGATGGCCAAGGCCGAGGCGCTCGAGCGCAAGACGGCAACGCTGGCGGCAGAGGAGTCTGGTGAGAATCCTCCGATGGACGATGTGGAGATGCAGTCCATCGTGGCCACCGAGATCACGGACGCCATCAGCTACATCGACAGCGACCTGAGCCCGTACCGTGCGCAGGCGACTGCCTACTACCGTGGCGACCTGTTCGGCAACGAGGAAGAAGGCCAAAGCCAAGTGGTTGCCACCGAGGTGCGCGACACGGTGAACAGTATGCTGCCAAGCATCATGCGGGTTTTCTTCAGTTCTGAGAAGACCGTGGAGTATGTGCCCCGCAGCGAGGAAGATGTGCCGGCAGCCGAGCAGGCCACCGATTACGCCAACTACATCCTGAACCAAGACAACGCCGGTTTCACGGTGCTGTACGGCACCTTCAAGGATTCGCTGGTGCGCAAGTGCGGCATCGTGAAGACTTGGTGGGCCAAGACCACCACGGTGCGCACTGAGAAGTACACCGGCTTGGACGATGGCACCAAGATGATGATCGAGCAGGAGCCCGACAGCTTCGTCACCATCATCGAGGAGTATGACGATCCTGAGTTCGGTGAGCCGCAGCCGATGGTTGACCCGATGACTGGCGCCGTCACGCTGATGCCAGTGCCCAAGCTGTACGATGTCGAGGTCAAGCGCGTCATTACCGATGGCCGCGTCTGCATCGAGGGCGTGCCACCAGAGGAATTCCTGATCGACCGCAACGCACGCTCGATTGAGACTGCTGCGTTTGTCGGCCACCGCAAGATGGCGACTGTGGCTGAGTTGATTGAAATGGGGTATGACGAGGACGAGGTGAGCGAGTATGTGACCAGCACCGACTTCGAGAACAACGAGGAGTACCTGCGCCGCCGTCCGACGACCACCACCATTGGGTCGATGAATGAGAGCATGAATCCGTTTATGCAGCGCGTGCTGTACATCGAGGGTTTCATGCGCATCGACTATGACGGTGACGGCATCCCTGAGTTGCGCAAGATTTGCTGCATGGGCGAGGGCAACACCATCATGCGTAACGAGCCAGCCGACATGGTTGGCTTTGCTGACTTCCCGTTTGACCCAGAGCCGCACACATCGCCACTGGAGGCCAACAGCGTTTACGACTACGCCAAGGACTTGCAAGAGATCAAGTCTGACATCCTGCGCAACACGCTGGACAGCTTGGCCCAAGCCATCCACCCGCGCACCGCCGTGGTTGAGGGTCAGGTCAATATGGACGATGTGCTCAACAACGAGACCGGCGCTGTGATCCGGATGCGGGCACCTGGCATGGTGCAAGCCCTGTCGATGCCGTTTGTCGGCCAGCAAGCATTCCCGATGCTGGAGTACATGGACGGCATTAAGGAAGACCGCACCGGCATGAGCCGTGCGTCTATGGGCCTGAATGCTGACGCGCTGCAATCGTCAACCAAGGCCGCTGTGAGCGCCACCATCAGCGCCAGCCAGAGCCGTCTGGAGTTGACCACCCGCATCTTGGCCGAGGGCATGAAGAAGCTGTTCAAGCAGATTCTCCAGTTGACCGTGGCCAATCAGGACAAGGCTCGGATGATCCGTCTGCGCAACAAGTGGGTGCAGGTTGACCCGCGCATGTGGGACGCGACAATGGATGTGTCCATCAATGTCGGGCTGGGCAACGGCGACACCGAGCAGAAGATGTCCATGCTGGGCATGATTGCCAGCAAGCAAGAGCAGGCGCTGCAACTGATGGGGCCAGGCAACCCGCTGGTGACGCCAGCGCAGTACGCCAACACCCTGCGCAAGATGGTCGAGTTGTCTGGGTTCAAGGACTCCAGCCAATTCTTTAACGCTATTCCAGCCGACTACCAGCCACCAGCCCCGCAGCAAAAGCAATCCCCCGAGGAAATGCTGGCGATGGTACAGGTTAAGTCGATTGAGGCTGACATCCAAAAGAAAGCCGCCGACCTCCAGTTGCAGCGTGAAGACATGATTCGCAAGGATGACCGTGAGCGCGACAAACTGGAAATTGACAAGTATGTAAAGATTCGTGAGCTTGAATTAAAATACGGCGTACAACTTGACGAGATTGCACTGAATGCGGAGATTGAGCGTGATCGCAACGCACAGATGCAAATACAAACAGGGATGCCACCACAGTGAAACGAAAAATTGATTTAGGTACTCGCGCCGAGCAGTTGCTCGGTGACGATACCCTGATGACTGCATTCAATGAACTTGAAATGCAATACACAAACAACTGGAAAACAAGTAAAGTTGACGAGTCTGCAAAGCGTGAGCAGGTTTATATGAGCCTGCGGGTGCTGGATGATTTGAAAACCAAGCTGCAAGTGTTTATTGACGATGGGAAGATCGCCAAGAAGCAACTGCAAAAGATGAATACTTGATAAACTAGGAACCAATTACATGAGCAATGACACCACGGCCTCGGCCAGTGTTTCGCAAGCCATGACGGCTGACCAAGCCGCAAATGCCATCGAGTCGATGCTGTCCGGAGACGGAGAACAGCAGGAGCCCGAGGCGCTGATGGGCGATGAGCCCGAAACCATCGATGAGGAAGTTTCTGCTGAAGATGACGCGGCAGAGGTGGAATCTGAAGATGTAGAGTCTGAGGACGCTGAGGAACCTGAGCAAGAAGAACAGCCATCGAAGTTCACCGTCAAAGTTGACGGCAAGGATGTTGAGGTGACGCTGGACGAGTTGCAGAAGGGCTACAGCAGGACCGAGGACTACACGCGCAAAACCCAAGCGCTGGCCCAAGAGCGTAAGCAAGCTCAGGCCGAGTTTGAGTCTGTGCGAAACGAGCGTGCCCAATACGCTCAACTGTTAGGTGCCTTGCAGGAGCAGTTGACGCAAGCAACGCCCCAAGTCGATATGGACTACCTCTACAACGAGGACCCCATCGAATGGGTCAAGCAGCGTGAATTGCAGCGGTCGAATGCGGAGCGAATGGCGGCAATTGCGTCAGAGCAAAAGCGTTTGGCTGACGAGCAAGCGAAAGAGCAAAACGCCTACTTGAAGGATGAATTGTCCAAAGAGAAAGATTTGCTGCTGTCGCAAGCTCCGGAACTGAGAGACCCAAAGACTGCCGCGAAAGCGAAACAGGATTGGATTTCAGCAGGTAAGGCAGTCGGGTTGTCCGAGCAAGAGTTGAATAATGTGAGGGATCATCGGATTCTGTTGGCGCTGCGAAAGCTGGCTGCCTACGATGCGATGGTGGCCAAGCGTAAAGACTTGAAGCCGGTGCAGAGTTCAACGCCCACGGCACGGCCAGGCACGATCTCCAAGCAACCACAGTCGAGCATAGTCAAGCAATCTCAACAGCGTCTCGCCAAAACTGGGAATGTCCGCGATGCGGCCAATCTCATTGAACGACTACTTTGACTTTTTAAGGACTTATCATGGCTATTGCTTCCAATACATTTCTCACCTACTCTGCCAAGGGTATCCGTGAAGACCTCTCCAATGTGATCTACAACATCTCGCCAGAGGAGACTCCTTTCGTCTCCAACATCGGCAAGGGTTCGATCTCCAACACCCTGTTCGACTGGCAGACCGATGCACTGGCCGCTGCTGCTGCCAATGCCCAGCTTGAGGGCGACGAGACTTCTTATGACGCAGTGACCGCCACTGTTCGTCTGCAAAACTATGCCCAGATCAGCCGCAAGTCGGTTGTCATCTCCGGCACTGAAGACACAGTGAACAAGGCTGGCCGCAAGTCTGAAGTCGCTTATCAGATCGCCAAGAAGGGTTCTGAGATGAAGCGTGACATCGAGTTTTCGTGCCTGAACAACCAAGCCGCAGTGGCTGGTGATTCCACGACTGCCCGCACGACTGCTTCCCTGCAAGCGTTCCTGAAGACCAACACGAACAAGGCCAGCGATGGTACTGACCCCGTGTACACCACCATCCCAACTGATCCCCGCAATGACGGCACCCAGCGTGCTTTCACTGAAGCGATCCTGAAGGATGTCATCCAGCAGGTCTGGACCGAAGGCGGCACCCCCAAGATGCTGCTGGTTGGCCCAGTCAACAAGGCCAAGGTCTCTGCCTTCGCTGGTATCGCTGCCTCGCGCTTCAATGTTGACGGTGCAAAACCTAGTACTATAGTTGCAGCGGCCGATATTTATGTAAGTGATTTCGGCAATGTTTCTATCGTCCCCTCGAGGTTCCAGCGTGAGCGCGATGCCTTTGTGGTTGACGGCGAGTACGCATCCATCGACTACCTGCGCCCAATGCAGACGATGGACATGGCCAAGACCGGCGATGCTGAGAAAAAGCTGCTGCTGTGCGAGTGGGCTCTGCGCGTCCACACCGAAGTCGCCCACGGCGGTGCCTTCGACCTGACCACCTCTTAATCTGAGGTAATCAACTAAGGGGCTGGGCTAATAACTCAGCCCCTTTTTTTACATGATCGACACAAGAATTCTTTCTCAAAACAAGAGTGCGGGTATCACCCAGCTTTGGCATGAGCACACTGACGGCAGTGTGACGATTGAGACCAAGCAGGACATCACCGACATCATCGAGAACAACAAGGCCACCTACAACAATGTTGACGGCAAGGCCAACTGGAAGGGCGAGATGCACAAGGTCGGCAGCATCCCCATGAGCATTTACCATGACCTGCAAAAGCAGGGCATCTTGCAAGACCCGAAAAGGCTCAAGGCTTGGCTTAATGACAGCGCGAACCAGGTGTTCCGAACACGGCCTGGGAAGGTATGATTGAGTCATGGCAATCACAACATACACTGAACTGAAATCCGCTGTCGCCGACTGGCTGAATCGGTCGGATTTGTCGGCTGCGATTGCCAACTTTATTGCGCTGTCTGAGACCCAGACCGAGCGCAATTTGCGGGTGCGGCAGATGCTGACCCGCGCTGACGCCACCATTGACACCAAGTACAGCGCAGTCCCGTCTGACTTCTTGCAGGCCCGCACATTCAAACTGACCAGCACATCGCCAGTCCAGCCATTGGAGTTTGCGACTGATGACGAGATGGACAGCATGGACGCCAGCAACACGGCACCGAGCCGCCCGCTGTACTTCAGCATGGTGGGTAACCAGTTCCGCGTGCATCCTGCGCCGGACTCGTCTTACACGGCAGAGTTGTCCTACTTCGCCAAAATCCCGCGCCTGACGGATGCCGCGCCGACCAACTGGCTGCTGACGATGGCACCCGACATCTACCTGTACGGCGCACTGATCCAGTCGGCCCCGTATCTCAAGGACGATGAACGGATCAATGTCTGGACCACACTGTACGCTGCCGGATTGGATGCCCTGCGGGTGGCCGATCAGGGTGCGACATCAAGCCGTGGCGTTTTGAAATCACGAGTTAAACCCTTTGGAGTGCGTTAATGTCATCCTTTACCGACTACACCGAGAACCTGGTTCTCAACTGGCTTCTGACCACCAACAGCGCTACCCGCCCAACGGCTTGGTATGTCGGACTGTTTACGGCAGCCCCGAGCGACACGGGTGGCGGCACTGAGGTCTCTGGCAACGGCTACGCCCGCAAGGCCACCGGCACGATGACTATTACCGGCACGGCCACCACGGCCACCAATGCAGCGGCCATTGAGTTTGATCCCGCATCTGGCGGCAACTGGGGCACATTGACTCACGCTGCCATCTTTGATGCCAGCACTGGCGGCAACATGCTTGCATGGTCTGCCCTGACTACATCACGCACCATCAACGATGGCGATGTGTTCCGCGTTCCGGCCTCCAGCCTGACAGTCACGCTGACCTAAGATGGCCGCATACGGCTCCGGCTACTACGGCGGGGGCAATTACTCCTTCGGGGTAAGTCTCGGTGCCGTAGATATTACAAGCGCGAGTTCTGCATCAATTGCAGCGACTCGCGTTTGCATTGGTGCGGCTGATGTTGCTGCCGCATCGACTGAGGTTGTTGCCGGCCAGATAGTGCGCGATGGTGCGTTCTCTGTGTCCGCATCCTCATCGGCATCAATTGCCGGCGACAAGATCATCGACGGCGCGTTTGCTGTTGCTGCATCGTCAGCGGTTGCCTGTGCTGGCCTGCGGTACGCGGTAGGCAGCGCCAGCGTCTCAGACGCTTCATCTGTCGCGGCTGCGGGCCTGCGCTACGCGATTGGTGATGTAGCTGTGGCCGCTGACTCCAGCATGGCGGTGAACGGGCAGCGGATTGCGTTCATCAGTTGCACGATTGCCAGTGACGCGCTGATGGCGATTGACTCCAATGTCATCGTCAACCAGCCGATCACGATTGAGGCGGCGGGGATGCTGGTGGTGGAATCGGTGCGGGTGATGCCGTTTAGTTTCAGCATCAATTGCATTAGCACCATGTACGCATTCGGCGCGTATAAATGGAATAATCAAGGGGACACGGCAGAGTCGTGGACCGGCATCAGTGACACGCCAGAGACATGGACGCCGATTGCTGATGTGGCCGAAGTTTGGGAAACCGTTTAAGGAATAAATCATGGCAGATACCACAACCACAAACCTTGGCCTCACAAAGCCCGAGGTAGGAGCCTCAACAGATTCTTGGGGGCAAAAGATAAATTCCGATCTAGACTCGGTTGACGGCATCTTCAAGGCTGACGGCACAGGCACCTCTGTCGGCCTGAATGTCGGTTCTGGCAAGACCTTGAGCGTGGCCGGCACGCTGGTGGTGACTGGTGCATCAAGCACGATTGATGCAGCAGCCATCGGCGCAACGACACCAGACACAGGTGCGTTCACTACCCTCACATCTTCCTCTGATGCAACCATCCAAGGACTCACAGTAGGCCGTGGCGCTGGTGCTGTGGCTACCAACACTGCGGTGGGTGCGAGTGCTTTGGCGGCGAATACTACAGGGGCGCAAAACACGGCAGTAGGTGCAAGCGCTCTTCCAGCCAACACCACCGCCAACGACAACACCGCTGTGGGGTATCAGGCTGGGTATACAAATACCGCTGGCGCTCAAAACACTCTTATTGGACGCGCCGCAGGGTACACCCACAACAACGGTGATGGAAATGTTTTTGTAGGCTACCAAGCAGGCACGGCTACAACCGGCTCCTTTAACAGCACTTTTGTTGGTAGGGGTGCGGGTAGTGCTATGACGGGCGGCACAAAAAACACCATCCTCGGCGTCTTTTCAGGCAACCAAGGTGGCCTCGACATTCGCTCAGAAAGCAACTACATCGTGCTGTCTGATGGAGATGGGAATCCACGGATGTGGATAGCGGGGACTAATGGTTATTTTGTTCCAAACATTAGAAGTTCTGCAACCGCAAACAATGACCTTCGGTTTAATGCCTCAAATGGCGAGATGTATTACCAAACATCTTCTCAGCGGTACAAAACTAACATCGTAGATTTAGAGTTTGATACATCAAATCTATATAACTTGCGCCCCGTTTCTTATGATGACAAGGCAACAGGCGAAAGATGCTTTGGCTTAATTGCAGAAGAAACATTTGCTCAAATCCCTGATGTTGTTGTGCAAAGAGATATTGACGGGGAAATTCTTCCAGACAGTATTCCGTATTCAATGCTTTCTATTGTCATCATCAACGAAATGAAAAAACTCAAGACATTGGTTGATACACAAGCCGCCATCATCACCCAACTCCAATCTGATGTAGCAGCACTGAAAGGCCAAGCATGAACATCACCCCCGAACAAATCGCGCAGCACTACTCTGCCGCCCTCGACAGCGTAGCCCTCATCAACGCAGGTCAGCCTGAGAAGATGACAGACGAAGACTGGGCCGACTGCCTCCAGCGTAACCGTGACCATCTGATCATCATGTTGGCAAAAGACTTCTGGACTACGGAAGATTTGACACCGCTGCAAGGGGCGATAGTGTGAGCGGCCACGATGTAACCCACCGAGAAATCTACGACAGGCTGGTGGCTGTTGAGACTAAGGTGGATGGGCTGACAGAAAGCACCAAGGACGTGACGGCTGCGTTTGCTGCGGCCCAAGGTGCATTCCAAGTGCTGGAAACACTGAGCCGACTTGCCAAGCCCCTGCTGTGGATTGGCGGTCTGTTCGTGGCGGCAGCGGCCTTCTGGGATCACTTCAAGGCACGCTAATGGACGCGCTGCCGCCACCCCCGCCAGCGATCACAGCACCCGCTCCAGTGTTTGAGTGCGTGCGCTGGTCGTGGTCGTCTGACCGCTCTGTGGTGTGGTGCCTCAAGTGGCGTGAGAAGAAATGATCGATCCAATCAGCGCCCTGGCCGGTATCCAGGCAGCGGTTGCGCTCATCAAGAAGGTCAGCAAGACCGTTGATGATGTGTCTAGTCTTGGCCCCGTGCTGGGCAAGTACTTTGACGCAAAGTCAACAGCCACCAAGGCGGTGGTTGCGGCCAAGAAGTCCAAGTCCAGCATGGGTACTGCCATCCAGATTGAGATGGCTTTAGATCAGGCCAAGCGCTTTGAAGACGAGTTGCAGCTTCTCTTCATGCAGAGCGGCAAGATTGATGTGTGGAACAAGATCAAGTCCAGGGCAGCGGCAATGGATGTGGAGTCTGCGCATGAAGCCCGCAGAGAAAAAGAAGCTGCGGCCAAGCGCAAGAAAGAGGTCGATGAGGTCATCGAGATTGTGCTAATTGGCATTGTCTTTTTCATCATGGTGGGTGCCATCGTGTACTTTTCGTTTGGCATTCTTGACCAGTGCGCTGGCAATTGCAGCTTTCAGAAAGGCTAGGTATGTTCCCCCTCACAGCGCTACTTGATGTTGGCGGCAAGCTCATCGACAAACTCATCCCAGACCCAGAGGCCAAGGCCAAGGCGCAGCTTGAATTGGCGCAGCTTGCCCAGTCTGGTGAGCTTGCCAAGATGGCGAACGACACTGAGGTCTACAAGACCGAACAGAACAACGTCACTGACCGCTGGAAATCCGACAACGCCACGGACGGCTGGTTAAACAAGAACATCCGGCCACTGTCGCTGGTGGCTATCTTTGTAGGCTACTTCCTGTTCGCGCTCATGAGCGCCTTTGGCTACGATGCCAAAGAGTCCTATGTCCAGTTGCTGGGCCAGTGGGGGATGCTCATCATGTCGGCCTACTTTGGCGGCAAGACCCTTGAGAACATCATGGAAATGAGGAACAAGAAATGAAACCAGGACTCTACGCCAACGTCAACGCAAAACAGGCTCGTATCAAAGCCGGCAGCGGCGAAAAGATGCGCAAGGTAGGCAGCAAGGGTGCCCCGACCAAGACTGCATTTACTCAGTCGGCCAAGACCGCTAAAAAGCCAGCCAAGGGTAAGTGATGACCCCGCATTTCACCCTTGCTGAATTGACGGCCACCAGTCATCGGCAGTTTGACAACACGCCAAACGAGACTGAGACCGCCAACCTGCAACGGCTGGCCGAGTTCTTGGAGCAAGTAAAGGCCGCGCTCGGTGGCAAGCCAATTATGGTGAACAGCGCATTCCGCTCAAAGCAGGTCAACGACAGCGTAGGCAGCAAGGACACCAGCCAGCACAGAATTGGCTGCGCGGCTGACATCCGAGTCCCAGGTATGACGCCGGACGCTGTGGTGCGTGCAGTGATTGCTGCTGGCCTGCCTTTTGACCAGATCATCCGCGAGTTTGATGCGTGGACCCATGTCAGCGTTACCAATACGCCAGACGGCACACCTCGTCGTCAGGCGCTGATTATTGATAAGTCGGGCACTAGGGTTTTTACTTAGGCTGACACAAGCCGGTCATAAGCCTGCGGTATTCTCCGCACGTTTTAGAGCAACAGGGGCGACGAATGCGAAACCCAGTCAAGAACATGCCAAGCGCCGAGCAGGCGCTTTTGTTTGACCAGTGCATGAACCACTGGCAGGAAGAGTTGTCGCTTGGTGACTGGCGCATTGAGCGTGGCTCAAGGCCGGCCAAGGGCGCAATGGCATCCGTTGAATTCAACCAGCCTGCGCGTCTGGCGACTTACCGCATCGGTGACTTTGGCGCTGAAAGGATCACGCCGGACAGCCTGAAAAAAACAGCTTTGCACGAGTGCCTGCACGTCTTGATGCACGACCTAATTGAGATCGCAACCGACAGGGGTTCATCAGCAGAGCAGATTGAGGCCGCCGAACATCGTGTAATTAACGTGCTTGAGCGCGTCTTGACGAAAGATTGATATGCCAGCACCACAGATCACAGATGCCGAATTTATTGCACTTTGGCAGGACTTGAAGTCAGGAAAGAAGGTGGCAAAGGCTTTGGGGCAGGAGCAGGCGGCAGTCTTTGGCCGCAGGCGGTCGATTGAGCGCAGGCACCACATCAAGCTAAATTCTGAAGACTCAAGGGCCAGACAGTTTGACCACTTGCAAACTGCGCACAACCACAAGGCTCGGCACCAGCTTGGCATCGAGAATGGGGTTGTCATTGTGTTCAGCGATGCACACTTCTGGCCTGGAATCCGCAGCACCGCATTCAAGGGCTTGCTGTGGGCCATCAGGGAATTCCAGCCAAAGGCCATCATTAACAATGGGGATGCCTTTGACGGCGCGTCAATCAGCCGGTATCCGCGTATCGGATGGGATACAAAGCCCAGCATCATCCAAGAACTCAAGGCGTGCGAGGCCAGCCTGGGCGAGATTGAGGAGGATGCCGGACGGGCCAAGCTGGTCTGGACAGTGGGAAACCATGATGCCCGGTTTGAAAACAGGCTGGCGGCCAACGCTGGAGAGTTTGAGGGAGTCAAAGGGTTTTCCCTTAGAGACCATTTCCCAGCTTGGACATCCTGCTGGTCCTGCTGGCCGACCGAGAATGTGGCCGTCAAGCACCGTTACAAGGGCGGCATCCACGCCACCCACAACAATACGATTGGCGCTGGCAAGTCAATTGTCACTGGACATTTACACAGCCTCAAGGTAACCCCGTTTGCCGATTACAACGGCAACAGGTTTGGGGTTGACACAGGCACCCTGGCCGACCCAAGCGGCCCTCAGTTCCTTGATTATCTGGAAGACAACCCCACCAACTGGCGTTCAGGGTTTGCCGTCCTGACATTTTTTAACGGGCAACTGCTGTGGCCCGAGCTTGTCCATGACTTTGGCAACGGCTGCATTGAGTTCCGTGGTCAGGTCTACGATGTGTCAGAACTATGAGCGGATGGCTAATTATTCTGGTCACGGTGATCTATGCAGGGATCGCTGTGGAGCAGTTATTCAAAGGAAATATCCCGATGGGGGTGGTTTATGCTGGCTATGCCTTTGCCAACATCGGGCTGTACTTGGCCGTTTGAGATGCTCTTAAACCCCTGTGGCGTGAGAAAATAGCGATTATTCAGGGGTCACAATGGCATACATTCCGCTTCAAATTCCACCAGGCGTCTACCGCAACGGCACAGAACTCCAGTCTGCTGGCCGCTGGTTTGACGCCAATCTGGTGCGCTGGAAAGAGGGCTCAATGCTGCCGGTCGGCGGCTGGCGCAAGCGCTCAGACAGCACAGTCTCCGGCAAGGCTCGGGGCATGATTACTTGGCGCACCAATGCAGCCGAGCGATTCATCGGCATCGGCACGCACTCCGGCCTGTATGTGTCCAACACCGCCGGCACAATCAAGGACATTACCCCGACTGGCTTCACATCCGGCTACGCTGACGCCGTGGTGACGATTGGCTACGGGTACGGCTCCTACGGTGCGTATGCCTTTGGTGTGGCCCGCCCTGACCTCGGTAATGTGATTCCGGCCACCACATGGGCACTGGACACTTGGGGCGAGTACCTTGTCGGGTGCAGCAATGCGGATGGCAAAATTTATGAGTGGCAGATTGACTTTGCCACCCCCACCATTGCGGCCCAGATTGCAAACTCGCCCACCAGTTGCCAGTCGATGATGGTGACGGCAGAGCGTTTCGTCTTTGCGCTCGGCGCTGGCGGCAACCCCCGCAAGGTCGCATGGTGCGACCAAGAAAATAACACCGTCTGGACGCCATCAACCACCAATCAGGCCGGCGACTACGAGATTGCCACCACCGGCAGGCTGATGGCTGGCAAGCGCGTTCGGGGTGTAAACCTGCTGTTTACAGACACCGATGTCCACCAGAGTCAGTACATCGGCCAGCCGTATGTGTACAACTTTGAGAAGATCGGCAGCGGCTGCGGCCTGATCTCGCAGCAGGCTGTGGCCGCAGTGGACACGATGGCGGTCTGGATGAGCCGGTCCGGCTTCTGGATGTTTGACGGTTATGTCAAGCCCCTGCCGTCTGATGTCAGTGACTATGTGTATCGCAACCTGAATACCAGCCAAGCCAGCAAGATTTACGCTGTCCACAACAGTGCATTCCGCGAAATCTGGTGGTACTACCCTTCGGCCACCTCGAACGAAGTTGACTCCTATGTATCGTTCAACTACCAAGAGGGCCACTGGTCCATCGGCAGCTTGGCCCGTACCTGCGGAACTGACAGCGGCGTCTTTGTCAACCCGCTGCTGGTCAGTGTTGACGGCTATGTGTACGAGCACGAGGTCGGCTACGACTACGACAGCGCCACCCAGTTTGCTGAGTCCGGACCAGTGCAGATCGGCATTGGCGACAACCTGATGGCAGCGCGGCAACTGGTACCCGATGAGTTGACCCAGGGCGAGGTCAGCATGACATTCAAGACCAAGTTCTACCCGAACGGTGAAGAATCATCGTTTGGGCCTTACGCTATGGCTAACCCGACCGATGTCCGGTTCACGGCGCGGCAGGTCAAGATGCGGGTGGAGTCCAACGGGAATGACTCTTGGCGGCTCGGCATTCCACGGCTTGAGGCTGTGCAGGGTGGCAAGCGATGAAGTTGCCAAATTCCACCGAACGATACGATCAACTGGATCAAAACATGACGCGCAACATCATCGAGCGCGATGACTTGCAGAACTTCAAGCGCAATCAGGATGTCGAGGTCCGGACCAGATTGATCTTGGCCAGCCCTGACGGTACGCGATACCAGATTGTGGTCAGCAACCTTGGCGTCTTGACGGCGACTGCACTATGAGCGATACATTTTCAGAACTCAATCGCTGTCGCAAATTCATCGAGGCGGCTTTAGAATACTCACAGGGCACACACACATTTGACGATATTGCGGCGGGTGTGTTGAGCCAGCGTTACCAGCTCTGGCCGAATCATAATTCGGCGGTGGTGACGGAGATAGTTGTCTACCCACGACTCAAGGATTTGCACTTCTTCCTTGCCGGTGGAGACCTCGACGAACTCAAGATCATGCGTTCGCACATTGAAGGCTGGGGTAAGTCGGTGGGATGCACAAGGGTCTCGCTGGCTGGCCGCAAGGGCTGGGAGCGAACATTTTTGAAGGACGAGGGATATAAACCCGAGTGGTTTATTCTTTCCAAGGAGTTGTTATGAGTCTCGGTGGTAAAAATCTTACGGAAGAAGAAATCCGCAATTACTTGGCCGCGATGGGTTCTACACCTGCTGCCAATGCGATGCCCATGCCTTATGTTGACCCCACACTGGCCGCCCAGCAGGCTATCTTGGCCCGTCCAATGCGTCCTTCGTACACAGGCCAGCAATTGATGTCCCGTGAAGTGCCGCTGGGCATTCAGGGCAACAACGGCATGGCGTACCCAAGCATGAGCCAGTCTGGCCTGCTGAACGCACCGAGCTACACCAGCCGGTACGCTGGGTCTTCTGGCGGTAGCGATAGTGGTAGTGCCATGCCCAGCGAGTGGGACAACATGACCGATGCACAGCACGCTGCGTACTATGCTGCAAACCCAAACATGGCCGCAGTTACTAGGTTTGGTCAAAAGGCTTTGTCTTACACAACACCAGGTCTTTTGATGGGTTTGCTTGCACCAGAACGGGTTGCCAACAGCGCAATTATTGCCAGTGGCTACACGCCGGAAACGTACACATCTGAAACGGGCATGGGTATGGGAAGTAAGGCCGGCGGGACATCTTACTCAAACCCGCAAACAATCGGCATTCAAGATTATGCAAATTTCGGCCAAGTTCAATCAAACAATGGCATGTTGAGCGATTCACCGACTGGTGGCAGCATTGGTGAAACTGGTATGGGCGTAAACGCTGCCGGTCAGACCGTATCCAATGACGCCACAATTGCAGCCCAAGATGCTGCTAACTTTGGTGAATCTGCTGGGTCTTCAAGTGAAAGCAGCAGCAAGATCGTCTGCACCGCCATGAACCAGCAGTACGGCTTCGGGTCATTCCGCAATGCCATCTGGCTGAAGTACGCTGAAAACAACTTGACCAAGGCCCACGAAGCTGGCTACCACGCCATTTTCTTGCCGCTGGTTGATTTTGGCTTCAAGCAGGGTGACGGCAAGGTGAACCTGATGGTGCGCAAGTTCCTTGAGAGTTGCGCCCGTCACAGGTCACTTGATTTACGCGCTGAGATGCGTGGCACAAAGCGCGACCCAATTGGCCGTGCTTATCGTTTTGTTCTCGAGCCGCTGTGCTATGCGGTTGGCAAATTTAAGGGGTACTGATATGAGCAAGGGCGGCGGCACACAAACATCCACGACATCCATTGATCCGGATGTCAAACAAGCGTACATGGGCAACTTGGGCTACGCCCAGCAGGTTGCCAACAACCTCGGCACCCAGCAGTTTGCTGGCTACAACCCGCAGTACACAGCCGGCGAGGCTCAGATCGAGCAAGCCGCGCAGGGTGGCGTGGGTATGCAGAATCTGGACACCGCAGCGGAACTTACCCGAGCGGGTGCCGGCTACCAGCCGATGATGGTCGGTGCGGATCAGGCGGCCATTCAGTCGTATCTCAATCCGTACACGCAGGAGGTCATCAACACCGGCCTGAGTGATCTGGAGAAGGCTCGGCAGGCTGCCGTGCAGCAGACCGGCCAGCAGGCGATGCAGGCCAAGGCGTTTGGCGGTTCGCGTCAAGGCGTGGCCGAGGCTCTGACCAATCAGCAGTACGGCACGCAAGCCGGCAACATGATTGCGAACTTGCGCAGTCAGGGCTACACGCAAGCCTTGAATGCTGCTCAGCAGGCCGCACTGGCCAACCAGTCCGCAGGTATGCAGGGCGCTCAGTTCCGCATGGGCGCGGCCAGCCAGTTGGGTGGTTTGGGTCAGCAGCAGACTGCCGGCCAGTACGCTGCCGGCCAAGCCCTCATGGGTCTGGGCGGTGCCCGTCAGCAGTTCGCACAGCAGCAGCTTGACGCACAGCGCAATCTGAACTTGCAGCGTCTGAGCTTGATGCAGGGTGCCATCGGTCTGAACCCTGCCAACTTGGGCGGGACGAGTTCAACGCCGACATACAGCAACCCAGCGGCTGGTGCCCTTGGTGGTGCGATGGCTGGCAATGCAATCTTTCCAGGCGGCCTTGGCGCAATCGGCGGCGGTTTGCTTGGTCTTTTCAGTTAAGGAGGCATCATGGCCGGTTTTATGGATTACTTCACGGGCGGTGCCGGCGGCACAGGCTTTGACCTGTTTGGCGGTGGCGCCAGTGGCATGAATGACCTCCTGACTGCGCAGCAGCAAGAAGCGATTAAGCGCCAGAGCATCATGGCGATGGCCGCTCAATTGCTGCAAGCTGGTGGCCGCTCACCACAGCGCACCAGCTTGGGCCAAGCACTTGGCCAAGGCGTCATGGCTGGCCAGCAGGCGCAGGAAAAGGGCACTACCGGCGCTGTCAACCAGATGCTGCTTCGCAGCAAGCTGGACGAGGCCAAGCGTGCGCAGGCTTTGGCTGGCCAGATTCAAGGCGTCTTTGCCGGTGGAATGCCAACTCAGCAAGATGCGGCACTGGCAGCACCAGAGTCTGTGGCCGGTCCAACGGGCCCGACCAATCAGCGTGCTGCACTGGCGCAGGCTCCAACTGCCCAGATCAATCCAAGGATGGTGCAAGCCGAGCAATATCGTAGGGCTGCGGCTCTGTCGGCTGGTGATCCAACGAAGTCCAAGGCTTACATGGACATCGCGGAAATGCTGAGTCCACGGGAAAAAGTTACGGGTCAGCCGTTTGAGGTGACTGACGCATCCGGCAAGCCGATCATGGTGCAGCAGATGGAAAGCGGCGAGTTGCGCACAATGGCTGGTTTCGGGCCAAAGCGTGACATTGTTCTGCAAAACCTTGGCGGCCAGACTGTTGCAATCGACAAGTCACAAGCCACGGCTGGTCAGGCTTTTCAGCAGACCATGACGCCAGCCGAGTTGGCCAACTTGCGGGTTGCGCAAGGCGGCTTGAATTTGCGCCAGCAAGAGTTCCTGCGTGGTGCGAATGAAATCAAAGAGACTCCGACTGGGTTTGTCTATGTGCCCAAGACACCAGGCGGTACAGCAATGCCTGTTATGGGCGCTGGTGGTCAGCAAGTAATGGGCGCTGGTGCAGCACCAACTGAAGGCCAATCAAATGCCGCCGGCTTCGCCCAGCGCATGGAGTTGTCCCAAAGCATTCTGGGCAAGTTGCCGGCTGGATCGCAGCCTGGCGCTGGCACCCGAGTTGCCGAGGCTGTGCCATTTATCGGCGGGGCATTGGCTCGATCTGGTCAAACCGAAGAAACTCAGATGTACGACCAAGCTGCGCAGGACTGGATTCGCGCCAAGTTGCGCAAAGAATCTGGCGCTGCAATCGGTGCCGATGAGGCCCGCAAAGAGTACGAAACCTACTTCCCAGTAGTCGGTGATTCTGACGCCAAGATCAAGCAAAAGGCTGAAGCTCGGCGCGTGGTCACAGAGGGCATGAAAAAGTCTGCCGGTAAAGCGTACACGCCGTATGTCGCGCCACCGGCTGCTGGTGCCCTGCGCCCCACTGATATCCAAAGCATCATTGACTCTTACAACCGGAGCCGCTAAATGGCAGACATGAACGAGGTTTATGACGCACTGCGCAAGGCTGACGCTGCGGGTGATGTCGAGTCTGTTGGCAAGCTGATTGCCTACATTAACTCGCAGCAAGCTGCTGCCGCACCAGCGCCGCAGCCGTCAATGGCTGATAACCTGATGCGTCAACTTAGCCTGACTGGTCGAGCAGCAACGCCGGCAGTGGCTGGTGCTTTGCTTGGCGCTCCGTTTGGTGGCCCTATCGGTGCGGCTACGGGCGCGGCAGTTGCCACACTTGGCCCGATGATTGCCGACCCGATGGTGCAGTTGTTCAACCGCGCTGCCGGCACAAACATCCCAACCGCATCACAGGGCATTGAGTCCCTTATGACGCGCATGGGTATGGCCGAGCCACAGACCCCGCAAGAGCGCATCTCATACGACATCGCCCGCGCCGCCGCTGGTGGTGCTGGCGCTCCGGCTGCCCTTGGCCGCATCGGCACGCAGATGGGTGCAAGCGCCATCGGCGCTGGCCAGATGCCATCGACTACAGCCAATGTATTGCAGACGATGGCCAAGTACCCAGCGCAGCAGATCGCAGCGTCTGGCCTGTCAGCGGGCACGGGCGCTTCTTTGCGCGAAGGTGGGGCATCCGGTCCGGCTCAATTGCTTGGGGCCCTTGGCGCTGGCATGATGGCCCCTGGTGGCCCCAAGCTGCCGATCACCCAGCGTGCCATTGCCGCCCCCAAGACATTGGTTCAGCCCTTCACCGAGCCAGGCCGCGAGGTCATCATCGGCAACCTGCTGAACCGTCTGGCCACCAATCCCGAGCAGGCGCAGCGCAATCTGGCTGCTGGCGCTCCGCTGGTGCCAGGTGTTCGGCCAACGACTGCGGCACTGGCCCGTGACCCAGGTCTGGCTGCCGCTGAGACGCCGATTCGCGCACTGGACCAGTCTGGTGCGTTTGCTCAAACGCTGTCGGCCAACCAGCAAAAGCTGCTTGAGGCGTATCGCCGGATATCCGGCAAGCCTGGTTCAATTGAAGCTGCGGAGACCAAGCGCTACGAGGTGACTGCACCACTGCGCACGCAATCATTTGCCAATTCAACACCAGTGCCGGCTGGTCCAGTGCTTCAGGCTGTCAACATGACACTGGCCGACCCGATGAAGCAGCGCCAAAGCGTGGATCAGGCGATGGCCTATGTCCAGCAGTTGGTCAACAAGCGCATCGACCCAGAGACAGGCACCATCGACCCACGGGCTTTGTACAGCGTGCGCAAGGACATCACAGACGCCATGAGTGGCAAGCTGTCCGGCGACTTGGCCAACATCCGTCTGGCCCGTGGTGAATTGGCCCAGTTGCTGCCGGTGATCGACAATGTGATTGAGTCCGGCGCACCAGGCTTTCAGCGTTACATGAGCCAGTTCGCAAAGTCATCGAGCGCCATCGACCAGATGCGCCTGCTGCAAGGTATTGAGTCAAAGGTCACCACTGGCCAGCCCAACCTGATGACGGGTGAGCCGGTGCTGGCCGCATCCGCACTTCGCCGGCAACTGGCGGCAAAGAGCGAGGACATCGGCGCTGACTTGTCTCCGGCTGCTCAGACCAAGCTCGACAACATCATCAACGAGATCAACCGTGGTCAGGCGGCTACAGCGCCAGGCGTCAAGGCACCAGGCTCGGACACCTTCCGCAACATGAGCATGGGCAACCTGATCGGCCGAGTTTTCAGCGAGTCGATGGCCAGCAACACAACGCTGCGCAGCATGACACGCCCGCTGGACTTTCTCTACAAGCTGCCGGATGAGAAAATCCAGCAGTTGCTTGTTGAGGCAATGCTAGACCCGAAGATTGCCGCCGTGATGATGAGCAAGGCAAATATGATGAAGGTTGACCCGCTGGCGAAGTCCCTGCGCCAGAAGGCCGAGCAACTTGGTTTTGGTTCTGAACTTGGAGCCGCGCAAGCGGGTGAATAACATGGCCGGACTACTCACAATTGACCTTTCCTCTGATGACGAGATGGAGCCCATCACCAAAGAGGAAAACAAGAAGAATCGGGACCACTGCGCCAAGTACTGGGCGCTTGGCCCAGCCAAGACCGCTGGCCCCAACACCGAGTACTGGAAGGAGATGGCCATCCGCTGGAAGGTCAAGCCTGAGCAGGCCAAGCGCCAGCTTTGCGCCAACTGCGAGTACTTCGATGACACGCCGGACATGATGAAGATGATGGAAAATGTCCCGCAGGATGCGATGGACAAGGACGGCGGTGGCCGAGGCTACTGCCACAAGTTCGATTTCATCTGCCACAACCTTCGCACCTGCATGGCGTGGGAAGGCAAGAGTGAATCGGATTCTGAATCGAATGATGAATAGGATTTAATGATGGCAGACTACATTCGACCAACGCCGCGCAACCCGTTCCTCGGTGGCTTGGCCGACCTGCTGGAGGCGTCAACATCGCCAGAGCGTACCCAGCAAATGCAGGGCATCATGTCAATGCTCGGCGCTCCAGCCGTGGCCAGCACATTGAACCGCATGAGCTACGGCGCACCACTGACCAGTGGTGCTGGTGGCCTTGGTGGTACGACCCGAGTGCTGCCTGATGTGCTGGAAGCAGCTCTGGCTGTGGCACCAATGGCACCGGCTGCCGGTCAGTTGGCCAAAGCCACTGCAAAAACAATTGCACCGACAGCAGCCGGCATGGCTGAAGGTTACTTGCAGCGACAGGGGTTGATGCCAAGCATCACTGCTTATCACGCCGGCCCAAATTTGTTTAACCGGTTTGATGTCAGCAGGGCACCATCTACAGGCTCTGCTTACACGCAAGGAGCTTACGCCGCAGCATCACGAAGGGAAGCTCAGGGAAAGTACCTTCCGAGAACGGGTCCAGACTACGAGGAAAAAGTCATGGGCCTGTACAAATCTGCTGAAAAAAACAAAGACTACGAATCAATGGAAGTTCTTGAATCAGCAATGTTGAGTCAACTTCCAAGTGAGATGCGTCAGAATTTTATTAAAAGTGGCGAGTACTCGCCTGAGTTTGCGAAAAAGGCAGAAGGCATCATCAATAAACTGGAAAAGCTACCAAGAGACAGCTATTTGTACAAATTGGACATTGCTGACGAAGCATTGCCAAATTACATGTTGTTCGACAAGCCAATTTCGGAGCAGCCAGCAGCGGTGCAATCTTTTGCCAATGAACTTGGCATTTCCGGAAGTGACATGCTTGGCGGTGACATAGTTGGAAAACTAAGAGCCTCTGGTGTTAAAGAGGCTCAAATTCAAGAGATGATGAGAAAGAAGGGGATACCTGGCCTGATCTATGACTCTCCGGATGTACCTGGGTCTGTTAACTATGTGACCTACGACCCTGATTTAATCAAAATTCTTGAGGTCAACGACATGCCAGCAACAGGCTTGCTCAACGCTTTTACCCCCTAACCCTTCTTCACCCCAAAGAATGCCGCCATCAGCGGGTCGATCTTGATTGTTCGACTTCTCTGACGGCGGCGTGCCTTCAGGAAGTCCCTGTCATCGGCGCTCATGCGCTTGCGATAGTCCCGCTGGCGCTCGGCGTTCGTCCTGAATGTCGGGTACTCGGCGTCAACGCCAGCGCCCCAGGCCCAGACCGCAATCGGCACGCCGACCGCACCCTGCCGGTACGACTGAATGTGGATCAGTCGATCCAAATGCAACTGCCGCACCACCATGTAAGCGCTGCGCTCTGCGCAGAACACCCGAGGCCATATCTCTTGGACAGTCAACGGGCCAAGCGCCAAGAGCTTGACAATGGCCGGCTGGCAGCGTGGCTTTAGCCCTCTTTTTGCCACAGCTTGGGGTTCCCAGTCAGCGTGGCAAGTTCACGGCGCAGGATTTCGCGCACCACAAACACCCTGGTCCGAGCATCAGCCGGAACGGCATGGCCGTACACCTCGGGGCTCAGCAGGTCGTCCATCAATTCCAAGGCCGCAACGATTCCCGTCTCCATGCTCATTTGAGGTCTCCTGCGTCTTTTCTGTATATACGAGAAGTCCCAATCAGGGACGGCAGCTTGAATGCATCCATGGCCCCAGGTCGGCCTGTGAACGGCTTGAGTTCAATCGGCTTGTAGATGCCGACCATCTTGTTCAGCGCTGGCGCTGGTGTTGCTTTTTTCTTCATGCTGACCACCATGCCACCAAGGCCAGTGCCAAGCAGACGCCGATGGTCAGCACCAGCAGGTAGTCCAATACCGCCTCTGCGCGGTCGCTTAATTTGCTCATGTTTTTACTCCTTGTTCATAGCGAATTTGCTATGTGTTACGGATTATGCACTAAATAAATAAAATTGCATAGTGGTCAACAAATAAACTTGCCACCGTTAAAATTAAGTCATGGAATCGGTACAAGACATCAGGGACAGGGCCAAGGCCAACGGCATCAGGATGAATGCTGTCTGCCGCGAGGCTGGCATCCAGCCCCCGCAGGTCAGCCGGTGGCTGTCCGGTGCCGTCAGTCCGTTATGGTCATCCGTAAATTCCTTGGCTGCTGCGCTTGATCGGCTTGCATCAGCCAGTGCGGATTCTGCAAGTAAGACTCCAGCGCCAGCCGAATCAAAGCAGACCGAGACATCTTGAGGCCGCTGGCCAC